TATTTCGGTTGAAGAACTGACACAGCCAGCAACGCTTGACACAGTCCTTTCGTTCCCGCCCGGCTATCTGCGTGCGTTCCGCTATAATCTAGCGTGCGAACTAGCACCTGAGTTTGGCGAAGAGCCGTCGCCACAAGTTCAGCGCATTGCTATGTATTCCAAGCGCAACCTGAAGCGCATCAACAACCCTGATGACATCATGTCGATGCCGTACAGCCTCATAGCAACCCGCCAGCGGTATAACATTTTTGCGGGTAATTTCTAATGAAGACGCCCATCTTGGGCAGCGCGTATGTGGCCCGTTCAGTAAACGCTGCCAACGCACGCATGGTAAACTTGTTTCCAGAAGCGGTGCCAGAAGGCGGCATAGAGCCTGCGTTCATTCAGCGTTGCCCCGGCTTGCAGCTTCAGCAAGTCGTTGGGGATGGCCCGATCCGCGGGCTGTGGGCGCACCAGACGCAAGGCGCTGACTTTTACGTCGTGTCTGGGTTTGAAGTCTACAAACTGTCCAGCCTTACTGGAACACCTACTAAACTAGGCGACGTAACTGGCACTGGCCCTGTGTCCATCGCCGACAACGGCAATCAAATATTCTTCGCCTGCAATCCCGACTCGTATATCTACGATGAGTCCACCAACACATTTACGCAGATCACCGACCCTGACTTCCCTGGTGCAGTTACCGTCGCATACTTGGACGGCTATTTTGTGTTTAATGAGCCTAATAGCCAGAAACTTTGGGTGACGCAACTTTTTGACGGCTTCCAGATTGACCCGCTAGAGTTTGCCAGCGCCGAAGGTAGCCCTGATGGCGTCGTTGGCATACTCGTAGACCACCGCGAATGTTGGGTGTTTGGTACTGACTCGACCGAAGTGTGGTACAACTCTGGCGGGCTAGACTTTCCGCTATCGCCAATCCAAGGCGCGTTCAACGAAATCGGTTGCGCTGCGCCATACTCCATCGCCAAGATGGACAACACTGTGTTCTGGCTGGGCGCTGACGCGCGCGGCCAAGGCGTCATTTACAGGGCTGCGGGCTATAGCGCGCAGCGTATTTCTACGCACGCGATTGAATGGCAAATCCAAAACTACCTAGATATGAGCGACGCTGTAGGCTACACCTACCAGCAGGACGGCCATGCGTTCTACGTCCTGTCATTCCCGTCCGCAGATGAAACTTGGGTGTACGACGCGGCTACTGGCGCATGGCATCAGCGGTCATCTTATTCAGCTATTGCGCCGTCTGAAGGTGGGTTTGAGGCCGAATCGTTCTATACCGAAGCGTTCTACACGGTGCTGCCGCTCACACCTTCTGGCGTTAGCGGCGCGTTCTCACGCCATCGCAGCAACTGCCAGTGTAACTTCCAAGGCAACATCATCGTCGGTGACTACGCCAACGGCAACATCTACACGTTTGAACTAAATGTTTTTGCGGACAACGATATAGCGCAACGTTGGTTGCGGTCGTGGCGCGCGCTGCCGACAGGCCAGAACAATCTTACGCGTACAGCAAATCACGCCTTGCAACTTGAGTGCGAAACAGGCGTTGGCATAACAACAGGCCAAGGAAGTGATCCGCAGGCCATGCTCCGCTGGTCCGACGATGGCGGCCATACATGGTCCAACGAACACTGGGCGTCTATGGGTCCAATCGGCGCAACAGGCACCCGCGTCATATGGCGCCGGCTTGGCATGACGCTAAAGCTGCGCGACCGCGTCTACGAAGTGTCTGGCAGTGATCCTGTCCGTATCTACTTGACCGGCGCTGAACTGCAACTGAGCGGCACAAATGCCTGAGACTCAACTTACCCGTATCCCCGCGTCGCGTGTTCCGATTACGGACACCGAAAACGGTACGGTTACGCGTGAGTGGTACAGGTATCTGTTTAACCTTTTTACTATAACTGGCGGTGGTCAAGCTAACTCGGCGGCAAGTTCGTCTTTCGGGCAAGACTTGGCCCCGCTGTACACGCCACAACTTGAAGACAACCGCAACGGCGCGTTCTTTGACACAACCACACAAACAGCCGCTGTCATCAATACAGCGTATCCAATAACGCTTAACACCACAAGCATAACTGACGGCGTCTACATCGGCGCAACTACATCGCAAGTGTTTGTGGACCGCATACGCACTTACAACTTTCAATTTTCCGCGCAACTTATCAAAGCCAGCGTCGGTACAGGAAATGTTTTTATTTGGTACAGAGTAAATGGTGTCAATGTGGCAAACTCTGCAAGAAAAGCAACTTTAGCCGGAAGTAGCGCGGTAGTTGTCGCCGCAGGCAATTATGTGGTAAAGCTAAACGCTGGTGATTATTTTGAACTGGTTTTTTCTACTGATGATATAGGCTGCCAAATTGTTGCAGTGGCTGCTGCTGCCCCTGCCCCCGCAATTCCGTCCGTCATCCTGACGGTTACGGATAACTTTAATTAAGGTGTAGATATGTCTGTTCTTGCCCCCCAACCTAAAGCACAATTTTTCGATGCTAACGGTACTCCGTTGGTCGGCGGCAAGGTCTATACCTATGCAGCCGGTACATCAACGCCGTTGGCGACGTACACTGACGCGTCGGCGGCGACGCCGAACACCAACCCAGTTATTCTGGATTCCCGCGGCGAATGTAACCTATGGTTTTCTACTGCGTCCAGCTACAAGGTAGTACTGAAAAGCGCGACTGACGTGCTGCAATGGACCGTCGATAACATTGCGACCTACGGCACGATTGCCAGCCAGAACTCCAACAACGTCGCTATCACCGGCGGTACGATCAGCGGCGTCACAATCACGACATCCACTATCACTGGCGACATATCCGGTAATGCTGGCACTGTGACGAACGGCGTCTATCTGACAGCCACGCAGACGCTGACCAACAAAACCATCACAGGTCTGGCTTCGGCATCAACCGTCAACGACAGCCTCGGTACAGGGTTCACTATTGGATACCGCAGCGTCCCGCAAAGCCTCAACACTACGGCTGCCGCTTCTGACGATGGTAAGCACCTGTATGTATCTGCGACCACCACAGTCCCGTCGGGCGTGTTTGTAGCAGGCAATATGTTTTATGTGGTCAACAGCAGCGCCGCTTCCATTACGCTTACACAGGGCGCTGGAACGACGCTACGGCTTGGCGGCACTGCAACCACAGGCAGCCGTACCATCGCAGCCTACGGCGTTGCTAACGTGCAGTGCGTCGGCACTGAAACTTTCTACGTCACCGGCAACGTAACCTGATAGGATAGGCCCATGCCAATTATTGCAGCAAACATCATCCCTGCTAAGAATATGGAAAACGCCCAGACAGTGCAGTATGCGGCGCCAAGCAGCACCACGACTATCATTGACAAGTTCACGGCTACCAACTTCAGCAGCAGCGCGGTTAACGTCAGCGTCAACTTGGCAGCGGTCAGCGAAGCTACGGGCAACAGCAACCTGATCGTCAAGACGCGGACGCTGCAACCCGGCGAGACATACACCTTTCCAGAGATCGTAGGCCACACCCTGCCGTCTGGCGGGTTTGTCTCTACGCTTGCGTCAGCGGCAGCGGCAGTCAACTTGCGCGCGTCTGGACGCGAGATTAGTTAATGCCGCCCTTCGTCGTATTCTCTTTACCTAGGTCGCGGTCAGCTTGGCTGTCTCAGTTTCTAACTTACGGTGAATGGGTGTGCGGCCATGAAGAGTTACGGCATATGCGTAGCATTGACGATGTGCAGGCATGGTTTTCGCAGCCTAACATTGGCACGGCGGAGACAGCCGGTGCGCCTTGGTGGCGGCTGCTAGACAAGTTTGCGCCCAACGCCCGCGTTCTGGTTGTTCGCCGTCCGCGTGATGAAGTCGCCGAAAGTTTGATGAAGATAGCCGGCACGCAGTTTGACCGCGCTGGTCTTGATGCGCTACTGCTGAAGCTGGACCGCAGCCTAGACCAGATTGAGGCGCGGCTACCCAACGTCTTGTCAGTGTCGTTCGACAGCCTGAATGAAGAAAACACTTGCGCGGCAGTGTTTGAGCATTGCCTTCAGCAGCCGCACGACATCGACCACTACGCGCGTATGGCGCCTATCAACATCCAGATCAATTTGCCTGCAATGATGCGACACTACAATGCATACGCACCAGCAATGGAAAAGCTGGCGTCGATTGCCAAGCACCAGACTATAACAGCGTTTGCGCCGAAAGTTAATGAGCCGCCCGAAGGCGTTACCTTTCAGACAGAAGACTTTGATAGCTGGGTGCGCGACGCCGACAGTCTGTTTGACGAGCATCTTATTCAGGTAGGCGAAACACCGGGCAACTGGCAGAATAAAAACTTGCCGCTTATGCGCGCGCTGGATGACGTTGGCGCTATGCAGATAATGACTGCGCGGTGTAATGGCCGTATGTTTGGTTATCTGATGACGCTAATAGCGCCATCGTTGACTTCACCTGACATTTTGTCCGCGACAAACACTACATTCTTTGCGTCGCCAGAGTTCCCCGGTTTAGGGTTGAAGTTGCAACGCGAGGCAATTAAAGAGTTAAAAAATAAAGGTGTTGACGAAGTCTTTTTTGAGGCAGGCAAAAGGGGTTCTGGTCCCCGTATTTCTATGCTATATAAGCGCCTAGGCGCGCAAGATCACGGTAGTGCATACCGTTTGCAACTGAAGGAAGCGTAAAATGGGTTTAGCAGCAGCAGCAGCAGTAGTCGGGACGGCAGTAGTCGGCGGCGTCGTATCTGCTAAAGCGTCCAGCAAAGCCGCTCAAGCGCAAGTGACCGCGTCTAACACTGCGGCAGTAGCGCAAGAACGTGCAGCGGCGCTGGGATTAGAAGCGCAGCGCACCGCGTCGGCTGAGTCCATTGCAGCGGCAAGAGAAGCCGCAGCAGTAGCGCAGCAGGCGCAAAATGAAGCAAATTTTCAGGCGCAGAATTTGGAACGCCTGCGCTACAACGAAGCGCGCATGGCGGACGAGGCGGCGTTCACTGGCGCGCAAGCAGCTTCGGACAAGGGCTATGACACCGCTCAAGACGCATACAGGACTTCATACGCCGCGGCGCAGGCTGCTAGCAATGCGGGTTTTGGCACCGCCTTGGGCGACGTTAACAGGGGCTTTGACACCGCCCTAACCGACGCTAACAGGGGCTTTGACGAGGCGCAGACTGCCGCGGAATTAGGCTATACTACCGCCAGAGGTGATTTTGAGCAGGCGTACCAACGGCAGGGCGAATTTCAAGACCCATTTATAAAAAGCGGCCTTACTGCCCAAGAGCAGATTATGCAGCTTATGGGCCTTGGCGGCGACACGACCGCTGCCAATTACGGCGAGTACGCACGGGCTTTTGGTACCGACCAGTTCCAGCAAGACCCCGGCTATGCCTTCCGTCAAGCAGAAGGTTTGAAGGGGCTAGAGCGTTCAGCATCTGCACGCGGTGGCATATTGTCCGGCGGCGCCCTAAAGAATATCCAGCGGTTCGGTCAAGACTTAGCCAGCCAAGAATTTCAAAACGCATTTAATCGCGCTCAAACTGAGCGTGCTGCTCGCCTTAACACGCTTGGGGGTTTGTCATCTGCGGGTCAGTCAGCATCAAATGTTATGACGGGCGCTGCCGGGCAGCTTGGGTCAAACAACGCTGCAAACGCTTTGGCGCGGGCGCAGGCAACATCTGCAAACTCTATAGGTCGCGGGACTACAACTGGCAATATTGCTACGAATCGCGGGGCCGCAACAGGCAATATCGCTATGCAACGCGGCGCGACAGCATCAGCAAATGCGTTAAACCTAGGCGAAGCGACCGCTGGACTTGGTTTGGCGCGCGGCAGTACAACCGCCCAAAACCTTATGAACCGCGCCGCGGCGACCAAAGCAAACGACGCGGCGTATTACGGCACAGTAGGCGGTCTTACGCTGGACCGAGGCACGAACGCCGCAAATAACGCCTTCTATGTTTCAGACGCGGCGCAACGCGGCGCTGCAAACATAGGTAACGCTGCTTCGCAAAGCGCATACAATGTCGGCAACGCACAAGCCAACAACGCAACAAACATAGGGAACGCCCGCGCGTCAGGCTATGCAGGAACAGCTAACGCCTTTAACAACGCCCTTGGTCAAATATCTGGGTTTGTTACCGCCGCGCCTATGAACAACGCCATAATGGGTTACTACGACCGCTACAAACCCGTCGGTTAAAAAGGTTTATTGATATGCCACGCCAAATTATGCCTACAGTAAACTTGCTTAAGATGCCGGACCCAGCCGCGCAGACCGCGAAGTACGTCAACATGATGAACACGACGAAGCAGCAGGAAGCGGCTGAACAGACATTAAAGTTGCAGCAAGAGCGCGCCGCGCGCGAAGAAGCGTTGCAAGCACCCGCTTTGGCCACTGCAAAGACAGAAGCTGACATTAAAAAATTAGATTTTATGATGCAGTTCTATAAAAATACGGCTAGTGATATTGCCAACTCAAGCACACCCGATGAAGTTGTAGCGCGTGCCGAGCGGTTAAAGCAACAGTTCCCCGTCCCTGAGCTTCAAGCGCGGATAGATGAAACAGTAAATAACTTAGTGAGCGACCCTAGCCGGTTTGAGGAAAACCGTAAGCGAATACTTACGCGCACTTTAGACGCTAAGGATCAACTTGCTGTAAATCACAGCGACATCTTTGACCTTGAAGGAAACCTATATAATAAGCGAACAAGCCCTATAGGCGCTTTCCCAACTGAAATAACGCCCGGCGTTGTAACCGGCCCTGCAAACACTGGTGCAGCGCCTGCGCCCGCACCTAGGACGCCAACCGCACCACAGGCAGCGGCACCTAATCCTTTTGCGCCCGGCTACAAGCCGAATAGCGCCGCAGCGCCCGTTAACTCGCTTTCGCTGGTTGTAGATTCCGCGCTGGAAACTGGTGTTATGGCGAAGGCCGACTTTGATAAGCTGGTTAGTATTGCTCAACCCGGAAGCGGACCAAAGCTAGAGGCTTGGGCGCGTCAACATAATATAACTATTGCGCCAAACGCCCCCGGCGTCACCGACAATCAGGTCCGCGGCGCACCCGCAACCTTGCCTGACCAAATGGCTGTCTCGCCAATGTCGTATGACGGCAAGACACCTCCAGCAGATTTTGCTGTTTACCGCGGGCAACCCATGCCATCGCAAACCGCTGGCCTAGCCGGCGCACCGCCAATGCAGAATACAATGGCGCAGTATCAGGTCGGCCAGCAGATTAAAGGCAAGAACCCTAGCCTGTCGCCGTACCCCGGATCGGCGCAAGTTCCTATATCACGCGTCGCGGCAGAAGCCCAAGCGGGGCGCGAGTCGCCCGCAGAAGCAGCAACTAAAGCAACAGCAGTAGCTAGGGCTAACGCGGCTGTTGAAACCGAAAAGAAGGCCGCTGAAAAGCTACCGGGTCGCAAACAAGTAAGCACAATAATTAATAAAGTCCGCGCAGCTTATGAAGCGTTGGATAAGGCTGAAGCAATCCCATCAGAAACCCGCGGTGGTTTTGCCAACGCAATAGATTATTTTGGTACTTCAAGCCTTGGCCGCGAAGCGCAAAAGATGGTCGGCACAAAGTCATCTAAGTATCTGTCAGAGATCATCAACTCGCGTAAGCTGTTGGCGACTGCCATTAAGAATGCAACAAATATGTCCGCGCAAGAAATGAACTCAAACGTAGAACTTCAGTTGACATTGGACGCGCTGACTGACCCTACGCAGGGCATTGAAGCGGCACGTACCACTCTTGCCACGCTAGAAGAACTGTACGGCGCGCCGCGTACTGCTGCGCCTGCCGCAGCCGCTCCCCGCGCGGCGGCTAAGACGCTTGTGATACCTGACGCAGCAAAGCAGATGCTTCGGAAGAACCCGTCGCCGCAACAACGCGCGTTTTTTGACCGCACATTTGGTAAGGGCGCCGCAGCAAAAGTGTTAGGACGGTAAATGGCAAAAGAAGAACCAAATCCGTTTGCTCAGTTTAAGGCGCCGCCTGCTACCAAAGTTAAGGCGGAAGCAAACCCGTTTGAGCAGTTTAAGCCGAAGCAGGTCAAGCCGCCACGTACAGACGCCGCAAAATACGCCGAGATAACCACGGGTGTATTGGCGCCGTACGCGACCGCAGCAACTGCTGGCGCGTTGGCCGGCGGTATTCCGACTGCTGGTATTGGAACAATACCCGGCGCAGGGGCAGGCATATTTGCGTTGGGCGTCGGCGACATTGGCACAACATTATACAACGCTGGCGCTTCAATGTTTGGCGCAGACCGCGTCCCTTTACCATCAGAAACTATCCGTAAGGGATATGAAAACATCGGCATTGGTAGCCGCCCAGAAACGCCGGCCCAGCAAGTTTACAACGACGCTTTGGATGCTGGCACCGGCGCTTTTAGCCAAGCTAAAGCAGCGCAGAACTTGTTTAAGACAGGGTCACGGCCGGTCCAAAACTTCATGCGCGATATGGGTAAAAACATTCGCGGCCAAACAGTCGCTGGCGTCGCCGCTGGCACCGCGCCATCCGTTGCGTCTAACTACCTTGGGGTAGAAAACCCATACGTTTTAGCGGGGCTTTCGTTGGCCTCCGGCGTCGCGGGCGGTAAAGCGGCTACGCCTAGTGTAAAACCTGTAACTGCCGCTGCGCTGAAAGAAGAGTCCGGTAAGCTATACCGTGCAATGGAAGCTGAAGGCGTCCAGATTGCACCGCAGGCGATGACGGATTTGGAAGCTGCAATTGGCCCAACATTAGGCAGTATGCGTTATAACCCAGTCACGGACAAGCTAGTCAACCAAGTAGTAAAAATGTTTCGTTTGCAAGCTGGCAAGCCAATGTCGTTCGATATGCTGGAAGAGTTTAGAAAATCTATTCGTGATCTTCCGTACACTCAAAGCGGTGCTGGCCGCGGCACACCTAAAGAGCGCGCGATAATCGCGGCGCTGGATGACACCATAGATGATTTTATGGATGGCTTGACTCCCGCACAGACAACCGGCGACGCAACGGCGGCTAACGCGTTTCTTAAGCAAGCACGTACCGTTCGTGGGCGCGGGTACCAAACTGAAACGCTGGAAAACGCGTTTACAAAAGCAACGGCTACATCCAAGGCGTTAAACTCTAACAAATCATTCCCCCAAGCACTTCGGGATGAGTTTGGTAAGATAGCCAAAGACCCGCGTAAATTGTCAAAGTTTGACAAACCAACGCAGGGGCTGATCAAACAGGTTGCCAATGGAACGGCCACGCAAAAAGTTTTGGCGGCGCTAGGGAAGTTTTCACCTAGCGCGGGCATATTTGGGGCGCAAGTACCCTTTATCGGTTACGGCGCTCAGTACGCGCCCGGCACAGCGGCAGCCATAACAGGTGTGCAACTTGCCACTGCCGTTGCAAAAGGCGCGGCAAATCGTATGACAAAAGGCCAAGCAAACCGTGCGCTTGTCAACGCTTCCCAACCCGGCGGCGGTATAAAAGCAGGAAAACCGGGCTACTTTGTGGCTTCGCAAGCCGTACAGCAAAACGCGTTAGCGCAAGAACGGGCTAAGCAAGCGGCAGAACGCCGCCGCATGGGTTTTTAACTAGAAAGTATTTTCATGGCTACTATCGACGAAACACAAGCGCAGCTTAACACGCACGAACAGGTCTGCGCGTTCCGATATGAAAGTATCTGCGCGCGGATGAAGCGTCTGGAAAGCGTCGGTATGACCGCGGCGGGTACAATCATTGTGCTGCTAATTGGTATATTGTTTAACCTAATTCAAAAAGGCGCTGTATGACCATAGTCTTAGGCCAGCGCAGTTTGTCACGGCTTGAAGGTGTGCATCCTGATCTGGTGCGTGTGGTCAAGAAGGCGGCTGCACTGTCCGACCTTGACTTTACAGTATTAGAAGGCATACGCAGCGTCGAACGGCAGAAGCAACTAGTCAGCCAAGGCGCATCGAAGACTATGAACTCACGTCACCTTACTGGTCACGCTGTCGATCTGGCGCCTATGATTGCCGGCGAAGTGCGTTGGGATTGGCCGTTGTATCACAAGCTGGCTAAAGTAGTTAAGGCCGCTGCGGCGGATGAGAAAGTCCCGCTTCAATGGGGCGGTGATTGGCGCGCGTTCAAGGATGGCCCGCACTGGGAACTGCCTTGGAAGTTTTACCCGAAAGGAAAATGACATGAAAATCGTATCTTGGTTAGTAAACCGTTTGAAAGAGCCTAGCACCTATGCAGGCTTCG